GTACCTTCTTACATTCCTCTGGTTGTACCTCCTAGTGATTTACAAGCAGAAGAAGAACCTGAAGGTACTGCCTCTGAAAAAGAGCCGGAGTCTCCCGGAATGAGAAAGGTAGACATACCTTTTACAGATAAACAAATGCCTGTACCTGAGAATGAGATCTTAGTAACGGCTACCACAACTGCGGTTGTTTCTGTGGCTGCCACCCTTACAGCTACGGCTGCATTTAAATATGTAGTGACTGCAATGAAACCAATATTAAAAACAACATGGAAGAAGTTAAGCCAGAAAAAAAAGGTTTCCTAAAAAAACTTAAAGAAAATGTAGACGACCATGAAGAACAAATGGCAATACTTGGTGCAGCAGTGCGTTTAGGTGTTGTTATATGGAGTGGCTTCATAATTACATTAAGTTATGTTGAGCTGCCTATGGTCAAGAAGTCAGCTACAGCAGGCGATATCACGTTCGTGGCTTCGATTTTTACGGGAGCCCTAGCAACATTTGGGCTGTCTACAGGTAATGGTAAGAAAAACGGAAACGGCGATTCAAAAAAACCAACAACAAAAGTATGAAAAAATTAATTCTGCTTTTAGCTCTGTTATCACCCAGCATAGTTAGAGCCAACACTGTCACTCCTCAGTTCACAACAGGGAGTATGAACTCAACGACCACTACAACACAAACTATCGTGGAGACAGAACAGGTCCAAGTTTATGGTGCAGCCGTAAATAATTGGTCTGGAACAAACATAACTCCGTCATCAGATATCACAACAAGTGGTACAACATTTTCCGTGACTAACGCAGCAAACCCATGGAGTTTAGAAACAACAACAAGAGCAGCAGGGTTAGTAGAGCAAAGAGATTACACTCGAAATTTCACAATAAACTCTACTACTACTTCGCTGTCTGTCTTCTCTCAATAAGTCCAGTATTGGCTGAAGGAGATACAAATAATTCAAGTAACCCAGTAGCAGCAGCCACTGGAAACGTCACAAATCAAGCTGTACAATTTCAAAATAATGGAGCACCTAGCCGACAAGCCTTTGGTAGCAACATTTCTTGCAATGGCAGCACGATGACATTTAGCCCATTTTACATGGGTAATGACACTGAACCACAAACAGAAGATGGTTATGTCATATCAGAGAACTGGGGGTTTCAATTAAACTTCTCAGTTCCTTTAAATCGAGATTTGACTAAGCAATGTGAACGCATGGCTGAAAGTCAGATACAAAAAAATAAGCTCGACTTTGAGCTAGTTCGTGCTCTTAAATGTGCCGAATTACAGCGTAAGGGATTTACCTTCCGCCCGGAAACGAGAGTTGCACATTTGTGCAGCGATGTCGTTCCAATACAATCCTTATTAAATAAATAAAATGTTAGCACTAGCAAAACCATTCGTATTATCTGCACTCAGATCACCTAAATTCAAGACATTTGTCGTTGAATTATTAGAAAAACTAGTAGAGCAGAGTGATAATGAGCTTGATGATAAAGCTCTAGCAATCGTCAAAAAAGGATTAGGACTTTAATAATGAGTACAATATCTGAACAGATAGCTAAAAAGAAAGCTGAAGAAGAATCTAAAAAAGCTAAGAAAAAGACTAAATAATCAGGTACAAACATACCTAAAACTTATTTCATCGCCCTTCTAGGCGATTCTGAAAGGAGCAAAATGAAGAAAAAAGCAACCGAAGACCAATTTAACGAGTTGCATAACCTAGTTACTAAAGAATTCTTAACTCGTATAAAATCGGGTGAAGCAACTACACAGGACCTTAAGGCAGCTTGTGATTGGTTAAAAGCTAATGACATTAGTGGTGTTGCGTATGACGGAAATCCTTTATCTAAGTTAGCTCAGGTTATGCCAACGGTAGACCCAGAATTAGTAAAGGAGCGACTTTATGGCAAACACAGCTAAATACTATAGGTCCAACCCAAAAGCTAGAGCAACAAGGCTCAAGCAACAGAAAAAATACAACAAAACTAAAAAGGGTCTAGCCCTACGTGTAAATGCAAACAGACTTAATAGACAACTTGGTACCTACGGAAATGGTGATGGGCGAGACGCTGCTCACTATAAGGGGAGTACTACCAAGGGCAGACTCCAAAGTCCATCCAAAAACAGGAAAAGC